CTTCGCTCGTTCTTTGCAGCTTGCTTTTGACTTGCCACTCTGCTAAAGACACCTCGTTCACCAGATCGTGATTCATACAAACTAGTCCATTCGTTTAGGAACGCTTCAAAGTCAGGCTTCTCTGTGTAACACGCAGAGTTATTCGCTAGACCACGCTGGGGCTCATCTACCCACCACTGTCCGTGCTTACATCGCCGGATGCGGTCATCTGTGAGGTTACTGAGGCTGATGAGGGCGCTTCGCCTGACTCCTCCGACAACGACGATTTGGGCAATCTTACAGCAAAGATCGTGGCATTCAATGGACGTAAGGCGGCGTCCAGCTGCTCCTTGAAAGAGCTCGACTGTGAACTTGAAAAGATCGACGAGAGGTTCAGGACCACTTGCACGACCTCCGAAAGTCTTGAGTGGGGCACCTGCAGGTCGTACTCTGCTAATGTCCCATTGGGGAACTTGACCTGAGTACAGCAGTGATACCAGCTCCCTAAACGATTTCGCCCATCCGACTTTCGAATCCGCAACATTAATAACTGTGTCGGTTGCATGGAATGTCTCCGCTACTTCTGGCAGTTTGCTAATGTATTGACGCTCGACGCTAAAGCCTACCCCTGTGCCGCATAGCAAGACGTACATCAGTTCGTCAAACGCTTTAGGGTGGTCTATAGGTAGGTAGCTACAGTTAAACCCTGCTACGTTGTCACGATCCAGAGCCTCTCCTGCGGTCATCAGTGCTCGCATGGAGGGCATTACGTCTAGATCGTGGATAGCCTTGAACAACTCTGACACATCAAAGTCATTCAGCGCACCCCGGTCTGACCAGAAGTTGATGTATCTGTTTACTGTTTCTTCCCAAGTCTCCCTACGCTGCTCCTCGGGTAAGTACCTAGCGTACCGTGACTTGTGTATGTACTGTTGGTATGCGTCCATCTATTCAGTTACTCCTAGCGTTTCGTTAATGATTGCTTGGCCTGCCATCTGTAGAAGCATATACACTCCATCAGGGTACTGCTCGTTGGACGCTACTTCAAACATCTCACCGTCCTCGTACATAATTACGGCCACCTTTACTCTCCTGCCCTCTTGCTCGTGTGCCAGAGCTTTACCTACAAACACAGACAGAAACTCTGATGTGGGTATCTCTAGCTTTTCTTCTTTTTTCTTTTCCCCAAACTTTCCGTCTATAACTTTCATAAGGCAACCTCTTTGATTAACCAATCCAGATAGACACGGGCCTTACGTAAGTCCTCTACACCGTTCTTGTACTCGTATCTCCAAAGGTACTTTAGACAGTTGCCCTTGAGATACCCCTTGTACTCTTGTGGGTGCATGGACGCCTTGATTGCTTCAATGGCTTCTATCGCCCCTTTGTTGTAGTGGTCCGGTTGTGTCACAGGGTTGTGTTTGTCCTGCGGATGAAAAAGTTTACCTGTTGCTGTCTTGCTTGCTTTGTCCCACTCCTGCGGTGAGGCGTCATCTATTGAATTGTAAGAAGTCCACTCATTGCTCATAAAGTTCTTCCTCTAGATCCTCTTGAAACTTGTCCAGCCTAAGCAGCAGTTTGTCTTCAAACCTGTCCAGCAGTTCTTCAGATGAAATCTGTAGGGCTTCCAGAAGATCGTCAGGGTCGTAGAACCGCAACAGACGCTCCTTAATTTCTTCTAGTGTCAGAGACATAATCAACCAACTCCTTTAGCGTGTCTATATTATACCATAAAATATCGTGTTTGTCACACCATTGAGCCATAGTATTTTTGGTACTTTTGCTCACTTTCTGGTTAGGCTTCATCAAAACAAATATGAGTTCTTCGTTCTCCGAGAGGCAGTTCTTGACCGAACGATACTTCTGCGTGTCTCCTGCGCGAAAATATCCTTTGCACTCAATGAGATACGTTCGTTCGTTGTGTTGGTACACAAAGTCCGGTGTGTACTTTCGTTCGATCCTGTACGGGACTTGGAACGGTTCGTAGCTAAAGCCAAATGGTTGTAACTGCGTTGCGACATCTCGTTCAAACTCCGACCTAAAGTTACCTAGCTTAGACTTCCGTGACTTTCGGCTCATTGACCACCTCTGTTAAATATCTGGGTCCACTTGAGTACAGGAAAGTTCTTACTCCGGGCCAACAGGTAAACTTGTAGGGACAGTAGGAACAACCGACTGCGAGCTTTTGATTTCCACTTTTGCCATCTGGTACGACTTCGTGGCACACCTCTGGCGGCTCCGGTTGCTCTACGAGCTTTTTTACGCGTTCGATGTGCTCCTCTATGTCGTATGAAATCTTGTCGTACACAGGAGCCTGCGTGTCTGCAGAATCGTACATCAGGTACGTCAGGTGTCCGTTCTGTTTGTCCATTGCTAACCAGCCAAACTTGGTTTCACCCTCTGAGTGTGCATACCCTTTAATTTGAGCAACGTATCCAAACGGGTCATCATAAGCCAAACTTCCGTCTTTGAATTTTTTAAACCCAAAAGTGGAAGTGCTCTTAACGTCAGTGACAACACCATCAATTTTACAATCCATAGAGCCCGTGATACCTGCGACTTCACACTGCTTCTGCTCATCTGTCACCTCGTGTCCTGAGAGTCTGGTTAGAAACAACAGCATCTCTTCGATCAGATGCCCGTACATAAACTTGACGTAAGTGTTAGGAGTCATTTCCTCCTGTACGTCTGAGTTGTTCACTACGTTCCATAGGTAGCGATCATCACGCCCTATGTTTGACATTCGCAGCTTGCGTCCGTCACGCTTCTCTGTGAACAGGTTTGACATGAGCCGCTTACAGTTCTCACCAAAATGGTCAATCTCTTCGTACAGATCAACGTCCTCTGGTACTTCTTTGGAAGAAACAACAGCATATATGTCATCTACCAGTGAGTAAAGTTTGTTCATTTATGTTGCTCCATTAGTTCAGCTATTGCTGACTGTGCTTGTTCTGGTGTGCAATTGAACCACTCACCTCTGCGTTCATACGTTTTATCTAGCAGGCTGTGTGCCTCTGACTCAGCAGACCGTCGGTCAGCCACAGACCAGCAAGTAAACAACTCGTAGTCTCTGAACGGTGAAGACGTTTGGTATCCGTTGAGCCTGTCCTCTGAGTCCACTGCCATGCCTACCTTAACCCACTCAGGGAAGTTAGGGTTAGTGATGATATAGACTTGTCCCTCACGACTCAGCTCGTACTTTGCTAGACTACTAAAGGCCGCATCTTCAAACGTCTTATAGCGTCCGGGTTTGTGTAAAGGATGGGATTGAACAATATACTTTCCGTTAACCCACATTCTGTTGTTGTTCCTGTAACGCTTTCTTTCTGGGCTATCCTTATAATATTTACCGTTTATTTTTTCGTAAACCACGTTTATCTCCTTAGTGTGTGTCTGCCCACGTTGTTCCGACTTTGTACTCTCCGTCAAGCGGGCATCTGAGGTCAAACGAAATCCCAGCCGCCTTGATGCACTCCACTGCGAGCCACCCGTACTTCTCTGCTTGTTCTGTAGCCACCTCCGACTGTATCTCATCGTGTACGTTCCCTACAAACTTGTAATCAATCCCGTGCTGTGTTGCGTAGTCATCTAAGAGAACCAAGGCCCTCTTCATAATGATTGCACCAGCGGCCTGCAACAGTGTGTTTAATGCACTATGTTCTGATCTGATCCAGAGCTTTCGCCCGTCGAGTCCTGTGAGGTGCCCTTTCCTAGAAGCCTGTCCAACTCGTTCTCGTAGAGCTTCAAGAGCAGGTGTATTTCGTAGAAATCGCTGCCTAAGCGTATAGCCATCTTTTGCAGTTCCTCCGACGATGCTTCCAAGTTTGGCGTCTCCTGCACCGTAGAGGAAAGCATAGATGAAAGTCTTTGCTTGAGGCCTTGTTGCAAGTCCTGCAGCAGTTTGATTTCTGGTGTGAATGTCGTCTCTAAGCAAGACATTTGTAAACTCCTCGTCGCCCATGTAGTGAGCGAGCATCCTTAGTTCTAGTCCACTGGCGTCAACACCGACCAGCCTGCGTCCCTCTGGTACAATCCAACAGTTTCGGCAGTCCTCTCCGTACTCAGAGTTAACTGATGGAACCTGTGCCATGTTGGGGTTCTGGTGCGTCATGCGGCCTGTGATTGCACCGTTGGTTGTTACCCTCCCGTGTACCCTGCCGTCCTCCTGTACGTGCTCTAGCCAAGAAGATACTTGGGCGTATCTCTTTTGGAGTAAAAGGTACTCAAGAACCAAAACAGCTTCCGGTATATGTTTGTTTTCTTCGAGTGTTTTCTCATCCACCTGTGGCCTGCCAGATGGGGTGAGTTCCGACCATACAGCACCCTTAGCTTCAAGTCTTTCTGCCACCTGTTGCCGGGAGCCGGGGTTGAACACCGTGACTTTATCTTTAAGGCGCTTACCCGTTTTCTCTGACCACCTCTCCTCGACAATAGGCGGGAACACTTCCTGCAACTCTTCTTCAATAGCATACATACGCTCCTTGAATTTAGCGCACAGTGTGTGACACAGCCGTTGATCCAGTAGCCACCCGTTGTCTACCTGCCCCTGTACGATCCACTGTACCTGATGCTCTAGATCCTGAGACTCTCTTGAAAACCCGTCTAGCTCCACACGTAGCCTGTTGTACACCGCTTCTGTCAACTCTACGTCACGTATGCAGTAGTCGATCATCTGTGGTGTCAGCTGTGACCAATCCTCGTGGTCGCCCTTAGCGTAGCCTAGGATGTTGCCCCAGTTACGCAGAGAGTGTCCACCCGACCTGCTGGGGTCAGCGAGTCTAGACAGTACTAGAGTGTCAGCGACCATGCTCCGGTCAAAAGTAAAGCCCCAAAGACGCTCAACCACAGGAACATCGAAACCAATTCCGTTGTGGAATATGAACTTAGCCGGTGCTTTACGCGATACATACGCTTTGAAGTCTTTTTCATTGCAGATTACCTCGCTCTCTCCGTTGTGGCGACAGACGGCACACCAGATAGTTGTGGCGTCCAGACCGTCAGTTTCAATGTCACAAAAGACAATGTTCAAAACTCTGTCTCCGGTGGGTTAGGGTTAGCGCACTCGTGGATACGTCCTGTAAACTTGTCGTACCGTAGCCAACAGGCGGGACCAGTTTCACCAGCGTAACGATTCTTGAGTACCCTGACACACGTAGTGTTCCTGATTGTCTCATCCTCGTGTTGCTGATTGCGTTCCATGCCTATGACAATATCAGACAGCTGTGCTATACTCTGGCTACCCCTGAGATCCTGAAGACTAATCCTGCCTCCGTCCTCGTGTGCAGTCCCAGAGCTACGCTTAAGATGCGACACTAGGAACAAGGTGATACCTGTCTCCGCTACCAGTGTTCGCAGCTTGGTCATAATCTCGTCTATAGCTTTCCGTTCGTCCCCGTTCTCTTGAGAAGAAACCACGATTGACAGGTGGTCGAGTATGATATATCGACAGTCGCAGGCCTTTGCCATGTGCCGTACTCTTGAAAGAAGCTCGTCGGCTGATGTTGACCCCCAGTGGTCGAAAAGGTAATAACGTCCAGACCCCATCGTTGCTTCCCAGTGAGGTCTAAGCTCATCAACAGGCGTGTCTTCCTCCAAGTGCAGTCGCCTAGACGATGCCACCGACATAATTCCCAGAGCTGTCGTTGCGACGTCCTCCTCCAGTGCAAGTACACCAATGTTGGTGTCTGTGCGTTGAAGCAAATCGTACTCAAGTTCTCTGATAAACTGGGATTTTCCCATACCACTACCGCTTGTGATAGTGACAAGTTCGTACGGTCTGTGTCCTCTTGTGATTTCATTTAGTCCGTCCCACGGGTACGGTATGCTCTGTACTTGACGCTTGTTTACCAGCGCCTCCCATGTGTCAGCGCCGGCGATGATACCGTCGGGTCTGTACACTTTTGCGTCCCACCACGCCTGTGTAAACTCCTGCACCCTGTTAGACATCAGCATTTCACTGGCGTCCTTTAGGGGCAGGCTACATATCTTCAGCTTGTTTGGACTAAACAGATCCTTGATCTGCTCTACTGCTAACTCTCCTGCTTTGTCTTGGTCAAAGCATAAGACAACGTTGTCGTAGCCCTCCAGCCACTCTAAGTTTTGCTTGATCTCTTTGGCGGCACCACTTGCGCCTGCCCGTAGCGATACCACATCGTACTTCTGTCCAAACATCTCGTAGACAGACATGGCGTCCAGTTCGCCCTCAGTGATCGTGATAAACTTACCCCTACCACGACACTGCTTCTGACCAAACAGACCGACGTTGGACATGGTGCCCGACGATAGAAAGTCTTTGGTCTTGACTATGCGAGACTTAGCGGCCACTAGCTCGCCTGTGTCTACGTCATAGTACGGGTAGTAGTGCCTAGCTATCTTACCGTTGGCATCGTACTCTACTGTGACCTGATAGTGCTTCACGGTCTTAGCAGACAAACGCCTGTCGGTAATCTCAGCTACCACGCCACCCATGTTTAGGTTACTA